CGGGTCAATTTTGGCTTAATGTTAGTGTAGGCTAACATTGCCCTTTGCCCGTTGACACTGCGCACGGCGTATGGCGCTCGTCGTATGTCATTTTCCTAGCATTACTTATCTTCGCTATCGCCTTCCATACGCTCCCTACGCGGAGTAAAACCGGCCTTCATTCGACCATTTCTTATCTTAAGCCCCTATCTAATATGTTTAGAAAAAAGGAATAATCTTAATTAAGAGCTTAGGCTATGAGCTACCTTAAGGAGAAGCTATCCCTTGACACACGACAAAAAACGAACGGCGCATGACACTCGTTAGTAGTACAGTATTCGCTCACCGAATTGACGAGCGTTAAATACATCGACGTATCGTTCAAACGTTAAAGCGCGGCCTTTGTCAAATACATACGTGTGTCTACCATCTGCGCATACACTCGCTACGTAGTTACCGTGTTGATCCATTAAGACGTACATGCCGTTTACCTCTTGTCTATAATGTACTATGACGCGCGCCGATTGTCAAGCGCCGTTCGTTATTATGCTATCCTCACTGTGCGCACTATCTTTGCGCCATTAGTGGTAAGTGCTTTGATCGTATGTTCTTTTGCGTACTGCCCATTGACAATAGTCTCTTGCATTGCATTGCCTTTCTTGTAGATAATCTTGTACATATATCCTCCTTAATCTCTATATGGAGTATACAGCGCATATAGCGTAGTGTCACGTGATAAACGATATATAGCATACGATTGTTTATGCTACTACATACACTGTACGTATATGCTATATAGTGTATATGCTATGTTATACCTTATATAGCATGTGACGATTGACGCATGATACTTATTATATAGCATATAGTATGCATAGACTGTGCCAATATGCTAGTAGCATAAAGCGTGCCATGTGTCGTGTTACAATAGGGAGTGCCTTATTAACAGTATAGAGGATTGCCTATATGGCCTCCCCGCACTCGACAAACGGCGAACGTCAATAAATAATTGACTAGTATACATTTAATAGCCCCAAGTATCCTTGACTATCGTCAATAGACATTCCTCTTATGAAGACCTTCCTAAAATATTCAAACGAAAATATAATTAATGTATACGAGATATATAACAATCGACATGCGCCGCTCCTTTTATAGGGGTAATTCGATATAAGCTACTTGTGGGATTTAGCTACATATGGTAGTATATACATAGGACGAGCATGAAGCGACGATTGTCGTTCGCCGAGCGCCATCCGAGGAGCATCATATGGCATTTGAAGGGATTCTTAAGTCTGCCGAAGAGAAAATCAAGGCTGCTGGATTCGAGGCTCTTGATTGGGCGATTGACTCTGTGGTGGACGTTGCGGAGTTTGTTGATAAGAAGCTTAAGGCCGACCCAGAAGTCGAGCGCCTGATCGTCGTTGCTCATACGGCCCTCAAGGCTATTCGTGATTACATAGCTAAAGCGGAAGTTATCGTAGAGGCAGAGGTTAAGAAAGAAGAGGTGAAAGACGCTCCTCCTGCGGTGATCGATGCCCCGGCTCCGGTCGTGCAGCCTGCGGCCTCCGTTGTAGAGCCTAATGCCGGAACTCCGGTCGTCTAAGCGTGTTAACGTTGCAGCGTATCCAGAAATCCTTATGCACAAGGAAATGGATATCTGCGACGTGTGCGTCTACTACGAAGTAGAGATAAGCAATCGCTTTGGGTTTATGGGTCTTTGCGACCCCGAGAGAAAGCAGTGCGTTAACTGCAAGTTCATAAAGGTCGAAGATGGTAAGGTCAAAGTTTAAGTGTGACTCTATCACATTAGGTAGCGACGTGAGTTCCGTAAACCTTGTGCCAGTTACTTCTGGCTGTGCGGAGAACGACGCTTTTTACAAGTATACTCCCGGTGGAAATATAAATCTTGGTGTTCTTCTTGCGGATACTGCGAATAGCTTTCAGCCCGGTAAATGCTACTATGTAGACTTCACTGAGGCTGACTAGGACTTCTTTATAAAGGTTAACGATGGAACTACGGCAGAAGACAAGTCTTGCTGAGCGGTTCATAAAGCTTGGCATGGATGTGTACTCCTCACTCATCGCGTCTGACTGCACCGCTTCTGAAATAGAGGCCCTACAGGCGGACGAAACCTTTATGCGTAAGTGCGACTTCTGGCAGAAGCAGGAAGTGGCGAAGTGTCTTGAACAAGTCGATGCAGCTATGGCTATAAATATCCCTCGCGGTATCTCTACTGAGGCTAGGTGGAAACTATCGAAGATCGACAAGGGTCGGTTTGGAGATGGCATCACTGGTATTGGTAGCGGGGATAAGAAGAAGTTCACTATAACGTTTGAGACGCTAGGGAGTACTGACGACGACAACATAGAGGAGTTTAAGCCCGATGCCGGAATCGACACGGATTAAGCTCTTTAGGCACCAGCAGCAACTTATCGAGCGTCCATATATAAATACCGATTGTGAGTACTTCTTTCTTATAGCGGGGTATTCCGCTGGAAAGACCTCTGCTGATGTATACCTATTAATGTCTTTGATAGAGCGCTATTTTGATTACCCTATCCGAATTGGTGTAATGGGAATCACGATAACGTTCTTAAGAAAGACCTTGATAGGTGATCTTATAAGGCTGTTCATCTCTGCTGGTCTGCCGTATGCGTTCGACAAGCAGGAGAACATCGTTAGGGTAGGAGCTGTAGAGCTTATACTTGTAGCGATGGAGCATCCTGATGATGTGTACGGGTACAACTTCTCTATCTCTGTGTGTGACGAGTTAGACGAGCTTCCTTTGGAGAAGGCTCTTGCCGTGTTCAAAGCGGTGCAAGAGAGAACGCGAGTAACGCTTCCTGACGGTAGAATACCGTTTAGCGTGTTCACGACTACCGCGCAGGGTTATCGTGGAACGTACAAGATCATCGAAGACTTGAAAGAGTCTAAGCAGCACTTTATAAAGATACGTGCTTCGACGAAGGATAACACCACGTTACCTCCGGCATATGTCAAGCGACTTTATTCTGTGTATAACGACAACGAGCGCCTTGCGTATCTCGATGGCTACTTTGTTAACTTGAACACTGGAAGAGTGTACGGTGACTACAATCCTGATAGGGACTACGTACCGGATATTAATGTACAGGGTAATGAAGATATCTTCATAGGCCAGGACTTCAATAGCGGCTTTAGTAAGGGTGTCGCATTAGTTAAAAGAGACAAGACGCTCTACGCAGTGGCGAACTTCAAGTTCCCTAACATAGGCAACGCGCCTAACTTGATAAGGTCCAAGTATCGTACTAATGATATATACTGGTTCCCTGACGCTTCAGCTAAAGATGTAATGGCAGGTTACACTTCCGAGATACTGAACGCGGGTATACAGTTAAGGATGGCAGCTACTAATCCATCCGTATCTGAAAGAACGTTCTTTGTTAATAAGATGTTTAACACAAAGCACTCTAAAGTGTGCTACGCAGCTAAGGACTTAGATACTGGATTAAGAGTACGGCAGTTCGACGATAGTGGAAAGCCTGAGAAGGGAAAGGGTGAATTAGCCCCCGACCATGTTTGCGATGCTTATGAGTACGGACTAACAAGAGAAGTTAGCAGTGAGCCAGCGTTCTTGGAACTGTGGCAGCTAGGAAACTCCTCTTGGAGAAACGGTAAGATAAGGACACCCGATGCCACGTAAGTCATTCCATGCCATAGCCGAAGGGCTTGACAAAGACAGCTTATGGAAAGAACTCTACTCTAACCTCGCAGAACATGAGAAGTGTTCTGCGGATATCGTAGAGGACTCCTATGTTGATCTTATGGGATTTACGACTTCCGAGATAGACAACTACCGCGATTTACAGTATGCTGTTGTTAAGGATAACCTTAGACGAGAGGGTTGCTACAACTCTTTAGCCGATGCTGAGAAGAAGATGACCTCTGTCATGCCTGACGTTGCTAAAGTCATGGGCGACAGGTCTAAGAGTATGCAGTTCATTCTTGACGCTATTAAGAGTGGCAAGAATCCTAATAGTAAAGAAGTTCAAGACGGCTACTACAACGCTCTTACGGGTATTGGCGTAACGGGGTTCGATCCGGGTACTTTTGGGATGGCTTATACTCCCGTATCTATGAGTCCTAACGAGTGTACTTCGTACTATGCGTCGGGTGGAATTGCTTCAATCATAATTGACAAAAAGTGCCAGGGAGCGCTGCTTAACGGTTATAATTTTGCGAGTATTTCTGATGAGAACGGCTTGTCGGAAGAAGATCGTAGAACGTTGAAAGAGTACGCTAATTCTGTAGGTTTCGATCAACAGTTAGAGCACACAGATAGAGATGGTCTTATATACGGTGGAGCTTTCTGCTACCCTGTATTCAAGAGCGACCGTCCCGATACCTTTGATATGCCTATTGAGCAGTTAGTATCTGAGAATATTATAGATAAAGACTGTATCGACTATTTTGTAGAAGGGGATCGTTGGAATGCGATCAGCGTTCCGAACTGGAACATTACTGCTAAGGACTATCTATCTCCTGATACGTATATGATACCCCTTGCTGGTGTTCGTGTTAACCACGAGCGCATGGCGATCGTCAGACCTATCATGTTGCCTTACTGGGGTGCGTTACGGCAGCTTGGGTGGGGACGTTCTGACTATGAATCGTATATAAAGAGCCTGATAGCGTATAAAGTTCTTATAGCGGCTGTGCCTATTATCGGGCAGCAGTTAAGTCTCCTCGTTCATACGATTCCTCTTGATGGTATTATCGCGCAGAACGGCCCTGGGTACGCTGCGCAGTTCGCGCAGAACAACAACGCGCTTCTTCGTGCGTGGTCGATGACTAATCCTCTTACGATTAACTCCTATGGAGAGTTAAAGAGTATAGATCGTGATTTTAACGGTTTTGCCGATCTTAATATGGCTCTTCGACAGGATATAGCAGCCAACTGTGGTATTCCTGAGTCTGTTCTTTTCCATACGCAAGCTACAGGTTTCTCCGATAACGGGCAGGACTCTACCCTTAAACAGTCGGAGACTATCCGTAATATAAATAACGCTGTGATTCCTTCTTATAGGAATGTTGTAAAGTTACTTGTTGCATCTTGCTTTGGTATCAACTCAGAACAGTTTAAGAAGTCAGATACCCTTCGTATATCTTTTGATAGTCCTGATGTTATATCGAGCGAAGAAAGAAGTAAGATGCTAGAAAAGTTCAGCTCTGGCGTGAATCTTCTTCACACGGCAGGAATTAATACTAAGGACTCCGTAGTTATAGCGTTGAAGTTTATGCCTGAAATTGAGCTTAGCCAGGAGCTACTAAACGGAATGGAGACGGAGAATCCTGATCCTAATCAAGCGAACGAGACGAACGGCAACGGGGCTAATCCGGCGAAACCTGGGTATAAGCCTTCTAAAGATGCTAAGACCTCTATTAGTAAAGAGGGTAAAGAGTAATGAACGAGCGGCTGGTAAAGTATGTAGCTATAGCTAAGAGTGGTATCTACAAGTATACAAAGGATGAACTCCCTAACCTTGGAGTAGCAGCTACGCCTCCCTGTTATGAAGGGGTTAGGGTTTTTAATATCTATAGACC